TCACCCTTTTAATAACAATCTATGGAGATAGAAATATGGCACAAATGAGAAAATTTGAGCAAGAAGCAATAGTTAATCAGATAATTAAAACTATTAAATCTAAACGTGAAGAAGAATATGAGACTTTAAAATCACATAAAAAATATTTAGCTGTAGTAGCAGTTAATGAGGATATTAAAGACCTTGAAAATAAACTAAGAGTTCTTCGAATAGAAAAAGAAAGTCTTCAAAACTCAAGACGAGAGCTAATAGACAACTTTAATGAGAAATTCAATGTTGAATTAGATTATGATTATAATGATAATTTGAATTTCAATTTTAAAGAATGGACTGTTAGACGAGATGTTGAAGACCAATTAGCTATAGCTTTACTTGGTAGTGAGTGGAAAGATAATCTTCCTGCTATCATTGAGGAGATTGCTAGTCAATTTTAAACTTTCAGGTGTAGCTAGGTCGGTGAGAGATAATACTATAGAACCTAGCTACACACTTTTTAACTGGAGATAAATATGCCTACATACAAATTACTATCAAAAGGTAGTATCAAAGTAGATAAAAGCAATAAGATACAGAACAAATACTTTAGTAGAATTATGTATCTTGCACCACACAATTTAGCTGATGGTAAGCGTACTGTATGTCCCTATGCTACAGTTGCTAAATGCCATGAGCCATGTTTAAATCTATCAGGCAATGGTTTTTACAACAATGTTCAAAAGGGTAGAATTAAAAAGACTTTACTATTCTTAAATGAATATGATACATTTATGGATTATTTGATTAAGGACATTAACAAGTTTATTGACGAGTGTGATAATCTAAATAAGCTACCATGTCTAAGACTCAATGGTACTTCGGATATACAATGGGAACAGCAGTTGGTTGATGGCAGGAATATATTTGAGATATTTCCTGATGTCTTATTTTATGATTACACTAAGATACCTACACGAAAAGTTGCACATATCAAAAACTATTATTTGACTTGGAGTTATTCACAAGCTAACGACAAGTATGCTGAGTTATTTGATGATGTCAAATTTAACAAAGCTGTGGTATTTAGAAAAGAATTACCAAAGACTTTCAAAGGTCTTAAAGTAATAAATGGTGACAAACATGATATGAGATTTCTTGACGAACCTAACGTAGTAGTTGGGTTACTAGCAAAAGCTAAAGCTAAGAAAGATTATTCAGGGTTTGTTGTTGATGATAACTTAATAGAAGCGAGGGCAATATGAAATATAAATATATTGTTTGGGTTGGTGGGTGTGATGATTATTACACCGATTATAATAAAGCAAAAGAACATTATGATGAATGGATTAAGAAAGGATATGATGATGTTTGTATAGAACAAATAGAAACGAGGGCAGTAGTATGATGATACTAAATTACGAAAGTAAAAAAGAGTTGAAAGAAAATATAGGTAAGCCATTGAGGTATACTGAAACTTCTTTCTTTGGTGAAGAATATGAAAGCAATGGAACTTTTGTAGGTTGTAATCGACCATATGACCCAAGAGGTACAGGAACTAGAGAGTTCTTTGCAACAGTTACAATGGTTGATGATTTAATTAGTGAGGTAAAATAATATGAGTGATGGAGTTGAAGTAAGTTTTAGAGACAAAATCTGGATTAAATCTAGTGATAATCAGTTTGCTTTTGAAATAGAAATTAGAGATGTAATTCATCTTTTAATTCATGCTTTAGATGAAGTTGATTACGAGGGAAACAAAACTTATACAACAATATTTGAAGAATTTATAAATAAAACTAATGGAGAAATATTAAAATGAGTAGTGCATACGAAAAAACAGCAAAAGAACACATGGTTCTAACTGGATTAGAAGATTATATTGAAGATACGATTGAGTATTCTGATACAATACTTAGCATTCATAATGATATACAAGAGGTTAAAGATATTGCAGAAGATAATCATAGATATGCTATGGACCATATTAATGATGAGTATAGTAGATTAGAGTCAGAGCTTGATAGCAAAGTATATGATTTAGAAAGTATGATTGATGATTTAAAACAAATGATTGAGGACTTGAAAAAATGAGTAATGAAGCAAACGAAAGACTACAAGAGTTTATAAGTGAAGAAGTATCTAGGCAATGGCAACTGCCTAATAGACCTGATTTAGAGAAAGACTGTGTAGAGTTTATATGGGATAGATGGGGAGAAAACCCTTATCAAGACGAAGTATATATAACTTTTTTATTAATACAGTTTCTATCAGGTCATTGTCGTAATGCATTATCTTCACAAGATATTGACTTTATGGCTATAGAAGAGATACATAGAAATTTAGAAAGACAATTAGAGGAAACAAGATGAAAGCAATATTAATTGATGTACATACACAATCAGTAACTGAGGTAGAACATGATAATACTTTAGATAATATTTATGATTTATTAGACTGCAGAACTTTTGATGTAGTTAGGATTGATGAAGTAGATAGTATCTATGTTGATGATGAAGGATTATTTGTAGACGACCAGTTATTTTTTGAGTATGGTGGTGATGCCCAATCTGTTAGACTAGCAGGTAATGGATTAATACTTGGAGTAGATGATGAAGGCAACTCTATTAGTCCTCGAACAACTGTTGAAGAAGTGGAGGGTAGAGTTGGTTTCTTACCTAGAGGATATTCATGGTAGACGTTGAAGTATATGGATATGACGACAATGGTATCAATGTTGAATGGTATTGGAGTGACCAAGTAAAAAAGAATTGGAAGACTTGGAAACCTAAGGTGGAGGATGTATTACTAGTAGACTTGACACACACCCAAAGAAATGGTAAAATTATCTATGAAATTTTTCAGGATGTAATGGATAAAGAACATCCTAAGAAAATTAAACCAACAGGAATATATAAAGTAAGGAGGTAAAGTGGATAGTTATATAGTAGAAGTTATAGATGAATTAAATGAGTCTTGTGTTATAATTAATTATGCAGACACTATACAAGAACTAGTAGATAACATAGTTTGTATGGAGGGATTTAAATTTATCAAAAGGATTAGAAGACAATCAGATGATAAAGAAATAAGATTAACAAAAGACAAAATAGACTTAGAAGAACTTAGATTATTAAGGTCGTTAATTGATGATGAAATTGAACTAAGAAATACATTAACAAATCAAGAGGAAGATAAAACTATACAGTGAGAAAAGCTAGACAAAAAATAGAACATACTTCTAAGACTGGTTCTAGAGGTAAAAAGACTTGGCAGGGTAGAGGGAATGTAGGTACTTCGACTATGCCAAAGAGAAAGAAACAAACCTACAAAGCTTATAGAGGGCAAGGAAAATGAAAATAACAGGATGGAAATTAGTTATCTTTTGGGAAGATGAAACTACTGAGGATGTAGTTGATGTACCCGACTGGGTAGCAACAGAAATTGACGAATATTTAAATGAAATAGAGGAGGAATATGTATGATTGAAATATCACAAGCAACACTAGATGTTATTGAGTCTATTAAAAATAGTAGACCACTACGTTTCACATATAGAGACAGTGGTGAAAGACTAATACAACCAACAGGTTTTTTCGGAGACTTTGTTGGGTTTGAGGGTAATGATTTAGATGTACCTGACGAAGAGAATAACTTTAAAAGATTTTTATTTAAAAGAGTTACTCATTGGGATGGAGTATGTTTACCTTACAAAGTTTCAGTAACATTTAAGTTTGAAGGTTATCCAACAGACAAGGAAGTAAGAGAACAACTTATCTTTCTTGCCGAAGAAAGTGAAGACTTAGAATACACCATCACACAAGATAATGACTGAGTATGACATACATAAAATATTTGCAGAACAACAAGAACATGACAGAGTAACAGCACTGTATGCTGATAATGGAGTAATTGAATTACGATATGCTGATGGCACTGCAGAAATTTACAAGAAACGTAAATGGTTAAAAGGTTTTAAATTAATAAGGAGAAGACAATGAAAATTGCAACAACACTTATATGTTTACTAGCTATAGCAGTGGGCATAAATGTTTATTCTTCGCATACAGAACGAGACAGATTAGAAACTGCTCTACGTTTATTGGATGCACGAATAAGTGAAAACAGCACTTCTATTAAAGAGGTGGAGGATTATATTGTAGATAGCACAATAGAACTAGAACGAATGCACTACATTATGATGGATAATATTAGAGATGTAGGTAAGTCTTTGAATAGTCATGAGCATGAGCCTGTGTATATTGAAGTACCGGAAGTTCCTGCTGTAGAGATTACAACAAAGCCTGAACCTAAACCTGAACCTGTAGAAGAACCAACTTTAGAAAGAGTGTATGATGAAGAAACACAATTGCATACACCAGTCTTTACAGTTGAAAAAGAAGTGGAGGTAGTCAAGGAAACATTTAGTTGTCCGAAAGCTAACAGCAGACTTGGTAAATACATAGAAGATATAAGTATTCGTAAAGACTATGAGTTTGTGGCAACCTATGATGTTGTTGACTCTAGTATAGATAATATTAGATTTGACAAGACACTACCTAATAGTTTAAAATTTGCAGTGTCAAGATATATTAAGAGCTTAACAGCTCGTGGTAATAAAGCTGATTGTAAAATATCAATTAAAGTATTGGAGAACTAAATGCAAGAATTTTATAGACTAACCAAATCTGAGTACATGGAGTTTAATAACTTTTGTACAGAGAATTACAAAGAATTATATGAGAATAAAGATGGACATGTAGTACACTATATGCCTAATTCTGATAGCTTTCATGTATATGTAGATGCAAATGAACAATCAGGTATGCAAGATTTTTTAGATAAACTGCTTGCATACGAATTGTAAGTATGGTATAATGCACTCACTCAAAGACATGACCTTGATATTAAAGGCTTTCCTTGAGTCACCGAGTAGCATTAGCCCTCTATCTCCATCCTCCTCAAGGAGCTACTTGGTTCAGTTATCTGAGGTGATGGGGCAACTGGCTCATAGCCCCAACTCGAAAGAGTTAGCTATGGTTTTTAAATACTGTTAAAATAGGAGAAAAAAAATATGGCAGTAGTTAATGGAACTGCGTATTGGGCAAGTATTAAAACACCTAATACGAAATTCGAACCAGTATATACAATCAACCTTGTGGTTGACGAAGATACTGCAAATGATTTTGCGTCAAGAGGACACAAAATTAAACAGATGGATGAAGGTCCATCTATTGTTATCAAAAGAAAAGTTAATGGACCTAATGGAATGGTTCGTACAGCACCTAGACTTTTAGATGCTGATAAGAACGAAGTTAACTATTCAGTTGGTAATGGGTCTAAAGTTAGAGTACAATTCAATGAGTACCAAGGAGAAAATAAGTATGGACCATACACAGGTCTAGACTTACAAGCTGTCCAAGTGATTGACCTTGTTGAGTACAGAGCAGAAGATGGTGCTGAACTTTTAGATGGGGAGGAGTTCTAATGACAGATACTCCTCAGTTGCAGGGTGCACCTATAACTATCAATCAAGAAGATGGTTCGGCTAAGGTATATGATACAGGACTGTTATCACCTGAAGCACAACAATCGGTTGATATGATTACCTTTATTGCAAGGTTAAGAAATGTACTTGATGCAGCAGGACAAGTATTCAGTAATGTAGTAACCAACAGTCTTATTGACGAAGCTGTAGTAGAAGAACTAAGCTCACCAAATAAGAAGGTTGAGGAAGACACTACTGATGATAAGGACACTAAATAATAGTGTTAGTAACACGAGGGCAGGTTACCATAGCTTGCCCTCATTTTTTTATGAGGAGGTTATATGGAACAAAGCACTTGGGATAAACACAAGCTACCCTGTCCAAAATGTGGTGGCAGTGACCCAGTATCTACGAACACAGATGGTTCAGGCTATTGCTTTAGCTGTAACCACTATTTCAAAGATTATCAAAGTGAAGTGGATGGTAACATAGTAGACATGGCTTCACACAAAGAACCTAGCACATTCTTAAACTCATACACAGGAGTCTTTGGTGACCTGACTGATAGAAAGATTAGTCAAGATGTTGCTAAGAAATATTCTGTACGTGTGATTTATGATAGTCAAGGCAAGGTAGCTAAGCATATCTATCCTTACTACAATAGCAATGAGATTGTCTCAACTAAAACAAGAACAGTAAGTACAAAAGGTTTTGTAGTCGATGGTGGCTACGAAGGTACAGGATTGTTTGGTGAGCAACTGTTTGGCAAAGGTGGTAAGTATCTAACGATAACAGAAGGTGAATGTGATGCTATGGCAGTCTACGAAATGTTCGACAAGAAGTGGGCATCAGTTTCAGTTAAGCGTGGTGCTCAAGGTGCAGTCAGAGATATACGAGACAGCATCGAGTTTGTTGAATCATTTGACCACGTTGTTCTTTGTTTTGATAATGACAAGTATGGTAGAGAAGCAGCTAGAAAAGTTGCTCGTATTATAAAACCCGGAAAAGCTAAGATAGTTTCTTTACCACAAGGTTTTAAAGATGCCAATGCTATGCTTGAACAAGGACAGTATGCACAGTTTACTAAGGCATGGTGGGATGCTAAGACATACACACCATCGGGTATCATGGAACTGTCTAGTGTAAAAGATAAATGGTTACACAGAGAACAGAAAGAAAGTATTGCGTATCCTTGGGAAGGACTTAACAAGAAACTTTATGGTATGCGTAAAGGAGAGTTGGTCACACTTACTGGTGGTACAGGACTTGGTAAGTCTAGTATTACTCGTGAGCTGACTCACTATCTAATTAAGAACACCGAAGATAATGTCGGTATCATAGCATTAGAAGAAAACTGGTTGAGGACTGCTGATGGTATTGTATCTATCGAAGCTAATGATAGATTGTATCTTGAAGAGAAACGCAAGAACTATACTGATGAACAACTACAAGAGTTATTTGATAAGGTCATTCAGAAAGACAAAGTATTTATTCATGCACATCTTGGAGCTACAGATATAGATGAAATCTTTTCTAAGCTTCGTTACATGATTGTTGGTTGTGAGTGTGATTGGGTAATCGTGGACCACTTACACATGTTGGTCAATCAACTGACTGAATCAGATGAACGCAGAGGTATTGATACATTGATGAACAGACTTCGTTCTTTAGTTGAAGAGACTGGTGTGGGTATGTTCTTAGTATCACACTTACGTAGAGCAGCAGGAGATAAAGGACACGAGCAGGGTATTGAAGTATCCCTATCACATCTCAAAGGCTCTCAAGGTATCTCACAGTTATCGGATTGTGTGATTGCATTAGAACGTAATCAACAGGCAGAAGATGAAATGGAATCGAATACAACTAAAGTTCGTGTTCTTAAATCTAGATACACAGGAGATACTGGACTAGCTTGTAGCTTGCTTTATGATATTCAAACTGGTAGAATGAATGAGGTTACAGATGAAGAAACCTTATACGACTTACCATTTTAGGAGAAGTTATGGAAGAAATTGTATTTGACATAGAAGCAAATGGCTTACAACCTGATAAGATTTGGTGTATTGTAGCCAAGCCTTTGGGTAAGCCTGTCGTATCGTTTGGTCCGAATGCTATTGAAGAAGGTATTACATTTTTACAATCTGCTGATGTATTGATTGGTCATAATATATTAGGTTTTGATATACCTGTTATTAATAAACTTCATGGTGTAGACTTATCTAAGAAAGTAATTAAAGACACACTTGTTATGTCTAGATTGTTTAATCCTGTACGTGAGAATGGACATAGTTTAAAAACGTGGGGATACATTGTAGGCTTTCCTAAAAACGAACAACCCGAAGATTGGGATGGTTTCTCAGACGAGATGTTAAAGTATTGTCAACAAGATGTAATACTAAATGAAAAAGTATATCAACGTCTACTCAAAGAAGGTGAAAACTTTGGAGAAGATTCAATAGCACTTGAGCATGGAGTAGCAGAAGTTCTAAAACAACAAGAAGACAATGGGTTCGAGTTCAATCAAGAGTATGCCATGATGTTGGTAGCTCAGTTGAAAGAACGTATGTTTGAAGTTGAGAAAGAAGTACAAAAGGTTTTTAAACCTAAGATGGTAGATATAAAACAAGTTGTACCTAAGTTAAAGAAAGATGGAACACTATCCAAGTCAGGTTTAACAGCAGAAGAATATGATAGGCTCATAGAGTCAGGTGATTACAAACCTTTTATGAGACAGAAGTTACAAGACTTTAATCTAGGTTCTCGTAAACAGATAGGGGAATACCTTACAGACTTCGGTTGGAAACCTAACAGGTTTACTCCTACAGGTCTGCCGATAGTTGATGAATCTTCTTTGGCAAAGGTTAAAGATATACCGGAAGCTAGGTTAATAGCAGAGTTTCTACTGTTACAGAAACGCATAGCTCAGATTGATTCTTGGATACTTGCTGTACAGAAGGACAATAGAGTGCATGGCTTTGTAATACCTAATGGTACAATCACTGGTCGTATGTCTCATCGTTCTCCTAACGTAGCACAAGTTCCTAGTCTCAGTAGTGAGTATGGTAAAGAGTGCAGGTCTTGTTGGACTGTTAGAGATGGTTACAAATTAGTAGGTATAGATGCTAGTGGTTTAGAATTACGAATGTTAGCACATTATATGAATGACGAGGATTACACACATGAAGTTACAGAAGGAGACATACACACAGCTAATCAGAAAGCTGCAGGACTTAAATCAAGAAATCAGGCAAAGACATTTATCTATGCCTTCATATACGGAGCAGGAGATGCAAAGATTGGGTCAGTGGTTGGAGGAAACCAAAGAGATGGTGCAAAGCTTAGAAAGTCTTTCCTCGATAATAATCCATCACTTAAATTACTTAGAGAAAGGGTATCAAAAGCAGCTAAACGAGGATACCTCAAAGGATTAGATGGTCGTAAGATTTATGTAAGAAGTGAACATGCAGCACTCAATAGTTTACTACAAGGTGGTGGTGCAATCGTAATGAAACGAGCTTTACTTATGTTACAAAGTTTGATAAAATTAAATGCTCTCGATGCTAAGTTTGTAGCTAATATTCATGACGAATGGCAGATGGAAGTACGAGAAGATTTAGCAGACTTCGTGGGTGAGTTAGCTGTAGGATGTATAGAGAAAGCAGGTGAGTATTACAAGTTACGTTGTCCACTTACAGGTGAATATAAAATAGGAGGTGATTGGAGTGAAACCCATTAAAGATTCAAGCAGAAAAGGAGACTTTGCAGAGTATTATGCAGTCACTTGGTTGTGGGATAATGGATATGAAGTCTTCCAAAACTCAGGGTGTACTGGTCCAGTAGATATGATTGCTATGGACAAGAAAGGTAATACACTTTTAATTGATGTAAAGACTACACATACTAACCACAACAACGACAAGAAACCTAACTGTAAAAAAACAAGAACTAAATTACAACAAAAGTTAGGAGTTAAACTATTAGGATTTAATCCTGATACAAGAGAACTTCACTTTATCGAGCATGTAAAATGAAAAAGAAACTAGAAAACATAGTACCTGATATATACAAAGCTTTGACTCCTTTAGCAAAAGGTAAGGGTCTAGATTTGTCAGACGAAATGATTGAAGAGTTTGGTGAGGATATGAAAGAAGCCTTACGTGGTTGGGCAAAGAAACAACCTAAGACTAAAGACTCTTTACGTATGTCGAATGTAGGTAAACCTGCTCGTCAGCTTTGGTATAACAAACACTCAAAGATTAAACAAAAAGATTTACAATCTACTTTGTTAATTAAATTTTTGTATGGTCATATACTCGAAGCTCTCGTAGTATTCTTAGTAAAACTATCAGGACACAAGATTACTGACCAACAAAAAGAGGTAAACATTAGTGGCATCAAAGGTCACATGGATTGTAAAATAGATGGTGAAGTTGTAGATATTAAATCAGCTTCCGGTTTTTCATTCAACAAGTTTAAGAATGGTACATTACCTGAGAATGACAGCTTTGGATACCTTGCACAACTAGCAGGATATGAAGAAGCCGAAGGTACAAATCAGGGTGGTTTTCTAGCTATCAACAAAGAAACAGGAGAACTTTGGTTTTTTAGACCTGATGAACTTGACAAACCTGATATAAAGTCTAAAATTAAAGGGTTAAAGGCTACTCTAAAAAAGCCTGAACCACCTGAGTTATGTTATCAACCGATAGCAGATGGCACTGGTGGTAACTTCAAACTTCCGAGAGAATGTACATGGTGTCCTCACAAGCTAGAATGCCACTCGGAATCTAATAACGGACAAGGACTGCGTATCTTTGATTATGCAAGAGGTCCTGTGTTTTTCACAGATATAGTTAATGAACCAAGAGTTCAAGAGATTACCCATGAATGGAAAGAAAAGTAAATTAATACGCAAAAAAGCAGAAGAAATACAGATAGATTGGATTAATAGTTTATTAACAGAGGATACCGACAAGGTAACTCCTCAAACTTTAAACCAAGCGTTGCCTGACCAAGAATACTATTACAAAGGATTTACAATACATCATTCGTTTATGAATCATAAATGGGTAGAAAAACAAATCAAAAAGAAAAATGATATAACACTTGAGGAGTTACTCGAAATAAATGGCAGAGTTTAATTTAGAAGATTTGCGTTTAGAAGATTTATTGTTTATACTAGGTGGTGCAATACTACAAGGTAATACATCTGACAATATAGAATTAGAAGTATTACTACGTTTAGAAGAATTAGTAAGTATAAAGATAGATGAAAGAACTAGTGGTATACCTTTAGATACTACAATACATTAGGAGATACAATGGAATATAAATTTAACGAAGATAATATAATAGAACAAATAAAGAGATATGTAGATAGAACATACGAAAGACATTACGCACAAGGAAAGTATCAAGCAACTGATATGATTATTGATGCAGGGCATGGCAAAGGTTTTTGCATGGGTAATATTATGAAGTATGCTATGAGGTGTGGTAAGAAAGAAGGTAATGACCCTGAATTAGATTTGTTAAAGATTATACATTATGCTATAATAGCTATAGCATTGGAAGATACTGAGTATCATTTAGGAGATACAAATGATTAAAGAATATTTAGGTATTCAAATAGATTATAACAAAGATAAGAAACTAGATAAATTTAGTATTGATACATTACAAGATAGATATTTTTGGGAAAACGAAACCAGTCCACAGGAAGCTTTTGCAAGAGCTGCAGTTTTTGGAGCTACATACAAAGGTAATATAGATTTTAATTTAGCACAGAGGTTATATAATTATGCATCCGATAATTGGTTTATGTTTAGTACTCCTATACTTAGTAACGGGGGAACAACTCGTGGGTTACCTATTAGCTGCTTTCTCAATTATGTACCTGATTCGAGGATTGGTCTTTCTGACCACTATGATGAAAACATTTGGCTCGCAAGTTCAGGTGGAGGTATCGGTGGATATTGGGGAGATGTTAGGAGTGATGGTGTTTCAACTGGCAACGGTTCTCGTTCTACTGGGTCAATCCCCTTCATGCATGTAGTAGACTCTCAGATGTTAGCCTTTAATCAAGGCACTACAAGACGAGGAAGTTATGCAGCATATTCAGATATATCTCACCCTGAGATTGAAGAGTTTATTAATATGCGTAAGTCTTCCGGTGGTGATATAAATAGAAAGAATTTAAATTTACATAACGCAGTAAATATAACAAATACATTTTTAGAAGCTGTCAAGAATGATGATGAATGGAGATTGATAGACCCTAAAACAAACGAACCTACTAAAGTTATTAGTGCTAGAGAGTTATGGATGCGTTTACTTGAGACTCGTGCAGAGACTGGTGAGCCTTATCTTATAAATATAGATACATGTAATGAAGCTCTACCAGAAAAACAAAAAGAGTTAGGTTTAAGAATTAATCAGAGTAACTTATGCTCGGAGATTACATTACCGACAAACGAAGAACGAACTGCTGTTTGTTGTTTATCTAGTGTTAATCTAGAGTATTTTGATGAATGGAGAAATGATGAACAGTTTATTCAAGATTTAGTTATGATGCTTGATAATGTACTGGAACATTTCATTGAAGAAATAGTGTACACAGATAAGTTAGGTGGTTACACTGCAAATTTTAAGAGGTTTAAAACATATGTTAGAGAAGGTAAAGAAGGGTTGGTCAAAGCTGCGTATTCGGCTTACAGAGAAAGGTCTATTGGATTGGGAGCTATGGGATTCCATTCTTATCTCCAAAGTAAAGGGTTACCTTTCCAAGGTCTCCAACAAACTGGCATTAATAATACTATTTTTTCGCACCTTAAATCAAAAGCTGTTGAATCGAATAGGCTCTTGGCAGAAACTAGGGGAGAAGCTCCTGACGTACATGGTAGCAATAATCGTAACGCTCACCTTTTGGCTATTGCTCCTAATGCCAGTAGTTCTATTATATGTGGTGGTACTTCCCCTAGCATTGAACCAGTTCGTGCTAACGTATATACGCACAAAACTCTCTCCGGAAACTACAAAGTAAAAAATAAATACTTAGAAAAACTTCTTAAAAAGAAAGGACTTAACGTAGAAGAAAGAGAAAAAATATGGAAAGATATTTCAAATGAAAGAGGTTCTATACAAAATATTAAAATATTTAATAAAGAAGAAAAAGAAATATTTAAAACAGCAGATGAAATAAATCAGTTGCATTTAGTAGAACACGCTAAAATTAGACAACCATACATCTGCCAAAGTCAAAGTGTAAACCTTTTCTTTGTACCTCCAAAAGCTACTGAACCTCAGGAGGTCCATGATGAATTTTTACAATACTTAAATGATGTACACTGGTATGCCATGCATCATTTAAAATCTTTGTATTACTTGAGGTCAGATGCTGCAAAGTCTGCCGAGAATGTTAATGTACGAATACAAAGAATTAACCTAGAAGAAACCGAATGTTTAAGTTGTGAGGGATAATATGAAGTGTTGGCATTGTAATACAGAATTAATATGGGGAGGAGACCATAATATAGAAGAGAATGAAGATTACGTCATGGAAACAAATCTAAGTTGTCCTAACTGTGGTTCGCTTGTCATGGTTTACTTACCAAAGGAGATAATAAATGAAAGAAGATAAATTTGATACTATGTATGAAGATAGATTTGATGCACTGCAAAAAAAATATGAAGCTGAAATAGCTATAGCTAAATCAGAGTTAAAAACTTATTTTGAGTTAGGTATGGGAGTAGCTGAGCACCCACACATTATTGAGTCGATGGATTTACTAATGGATAAGATGGCTACTGCTCAAGAAAAACTTGATTTACTACTCAAGGAGTTTTAACGTGACAAAAGAAGAACGAGAAAAATTTAGTCAGTTCTGTAGACGTATGTGGCTAGACCATTGTGATGAAAATAAAACACCACACTCTACCACATATACAGAAGAGGAGTATAGAAGAAAATATAATAAATGGTTACTAGCACAATATGCTAGTTACCTCAATGGAGAATAAATGAGCTTACTAGGAACACAAAATTATTTTAAACCTTTCGAGCATCCTTGGATGTTTGATTACTGGGATTTACAACAACAGATGCATTGGATACCAAACGATGTACCTTTAAACACAGATGTTAAAGATTGGAACAACCATCTAACAGACCAAGAACGCAACTTAGTCAAACAAATATTTCGATTGTTTACACAGTCAGATGTAGATGTTGGTTCAGCATATATTCATAAGTATATGAAATTGTTCAGAAAACCTGAAGCACAATTAATGATGTCGGCTTTTGCAAACATGGAAGGAATACATCAGGTTGCGTACAGTCAGTTGTTAGAGACTATTGGTATGCCGGACAAAGAGTACAAAGCATTTGCAGAGTACGAAGAGATGGCTAACAAACATGAATACCTTTTAGACTTTAGACCTACTAGAAAAAACAAACGAGAGATAGCTAAAGCTTTAGCAGTCTATTCTGCTTTTACAGAAGGACTACAATTATTTAGTAGCTTTGCAATCTTGTTAAACTTTCCTAGATATGGTAAAATGAAAGGCATGGGTCAGATTGTAACGTACTCTATACGTGACGAGTCATTACATGTTGAAGCTATGACTAAATTATTTAGAGAGTTTATCAAAGAAAATCCTGATATATGGAAAGATGATTTGAAAAAAGAACTCTATGATATTTGTAGGAAAATGGTAGAGCTTGAAGATAAGTTTCTTGATTTAGTATTTGAAATGGGAAACCTTGAAGGTCTAACTAAAGATGAAATGTATGCGTATAACAGATACATAGCTGACAGAAGATTATTACAGTTGGGATTAAAACCAAACTTTAAACAAAAAGACAATCCTTTGGAGTGGATTGATGAAGTGATAGGTGTTGAACATCAAAACTTTTTTGAAGGTAAGGCAACATCATATATGAAAGCAGGGTTAAGAGGAAATCATGGAAGTTTAACTTTTACGGAATTGCAAAATGAAAAAGAATGAAGCCACTTTGATTAGTTACAAATTAGTAATTGACCAAAAAGGTAAAGTATACAGTGAACGTAGTGTTAGTGAGATAGACCAAATCGAAGAACGATTGAACCCGATTATGTTTAGTACATTAAAAACTACACTACGCACTGCTAGTTCAGAGCTAGATAAAATACACAATAAAATAGAAGCAGATTTAAATTGTAGAATACAATAATTATTTAGCTAGAGGATTACTACTGTCTTCTTCTAGCTTTTCTACGTCTTTTTCCAGTTCTCTAACTGCTATCGACAAGCCATCTATCTGTGACTGTAATAAATTAATTGAATCTAATTTAGCAATCACTCCTGTCTTCTCGGCATCTAAAGTTTTATTAATGTAAGATATAGAAGTATCGAGAGCTTCAAATCTCTTTTCAATCTCTCCCAGTCCATCATCTGTTTCTTCTGCTTTAATTATTTTTTCTTCTAAATTTTCTAGTCTATTGATATACGTAGCACCAGTATATCCAAACCCTGCTAGAGTTCCGACTATACTAACTAAAGCTATCAGTTGTGTAGTTTTATTTTCAAACCATTCCATATTATTTCTCCTTATAAATTTGGTTGCATATCTATCATATCACCTAATGTATTTATGCTAGTACTTGATAATGCATAAAAAGCTTGTGAATTATCTCTAAGTATAGCATCTGTATAAATAGCTCTAGGTTCATACCAAGTTTCTTGCTGTGGTATTTGAGTTTCTCTATAGGCATCAAAGCCTACTACATAACCTAGATAAGCTACTAAAGTAGATTCATCACTGTATTGTCCGGTCTCTTGTTGTTCCGACTCGGCTTGCTCTTGTTGCTCTTGAATATTCTGAGCTACAATCTGTTCAGCAATTTGGTCAGCTTCACTGACTGTCATAACTCCTGATATGGCAGTATTTATCTCTCCCTGCATATCTTGAACTTGAACATCTGCCATTGCAACTTGTGGAGTGCCATCTATGTTAGGCATAATATTAATAGTTACATTGGTTGAGGGAGAATTTACGTCTGAACTCATAGACAAAACTTGTTGATTTTGTGCAGATGCAGACACAACTTGGTCTGAAATGCTTGGAGAGTTCGTTGTGCTAATTCCACCAGTGGATGAAATAGAAGACCCTGAAGACCCACTTACACTTGAGGTAACCGAGGATACTCCTGCGTTCCTATTCGTTCCACCAGAGCCACCTATGGAGCTAGAAACACTATCTCTAGCAGTACGAATAGTACTAGCTACAACTTCTAGTGCCGATACTCTTACTGAGCTTTTTTCTTGATTGATTTCTTCTTCTTCTTCGGTTTGATTTCCTCTGGTTTCTTCCATAACCACTCGTTCTTCGGGTCTATCCAAATCTGCAAGTTCATCTGTAGGTTCTTCAAACCACTCTTCAAGTTCTTCCAAAACTTCAACAAGTTCTTCTTCATCTCTTTCATCATTTCTAAGTTCATTCTCTAGTTCCTCTCGTATTATATCAAACTCAAATACTTCTATCAAGTTAGTTGTTGGAATAAATACAACAGGTTCATCAAGTCTATCTAGACTTACAACGTATTCTTCTTCTATACTTGGTAGAGCTTCGTAAGATTCTTCAATAAATAATTCTTCAAAGTATATTTCTTCTTGAGGTTGGTCGAACAATACTATAAAAACTTCTTCTTCATATTGAGGTTCAACAAATACATAATCGTCTATTGGTTCTTCATACCATTCTTCTTCAAACAATAAGTCTTCAAAGTATTCTTCTTCATACCCATAATCAAACTCGTCTTCGACAAAGTATGCTATGGATTGCTCCTGCTGATAGCCGGCACAAAATGGAGCATACTGTGGGTCTTCGTCACATTGTTGGTCGTCATACGCTTCCCAATAGTTAGGACAGCTCGTATCGTATAATGAGTCTATGTCACACTGTTGAGATAAGTAAGCTGCTGCATATCCAGTGCAAGCTGTATTGTTTAAAGGATTACTGCAGTCTATTGCATTACCTGAACCATCTCCATATAAACTACCACCATTTTCTAAAAGTGTGTTGTTTGTAGAATTGTTCCAGTCTGTGCTTACACATGTACCTGCTACGTTAGTTGTACCTGTATTGCATTCATCATAAAAAAGGTACTGGTAGTATTGTGATGTACTGCCTTGTTCACCTATTAAAACATCATGCTGTATTATATTTAATGCACCATATCTAAACTCAAATGTATTATTGTTCCACAGCACAACTTCAAAGCTGTTGTCCGAACCACTTCGATTATACTCTCTCATATTGTACCAACCAAACACAGCTTTATCGTTAAAGTTTTTGGCAAGCATTTTAGATTGATTGTCTCTAATTAAGTCTGTCCAAAATGGAAAGAGTGTATTAGTGTATTGAGGGAGTGGGTCAGGTGTATAATCACCACAATAGTTATTGTAATTTATGTTGCCTGTACCTAAACCAAAATGTAGACAACCATTCGTTGCCATACGTGCTGAGTCATAGGTATTACCATAAAAGGTAAACGAGTTGTCTAAATTAAATGCTGCAGATAACTGGTCGTCACCTGAGTTTAAATTGGTAGTTCCTGTTTGGTTTGTTAAATCAAAAAGGTTTTGGTTTGATTCGTAGATATATGATGCACTTAGAAAACTACTAAGTAAACATAAACTACTGATTATAAAATTCTTTAGCACAGGTACGTCCTGATTTCTTTTTACCTTCAGAGTTTCTTTGTGTCTTACAATGCTTGATATACTTATCCTTCAACTGGTCGTAGTCTGGTCTATCCTGTTTGTTTTGCTCCCAAGCTTGAGCAGCATCTTTACCTATCTTGCCTTGATATGGGCAAGGAGTTCCTGCCATTTCCATTGCTCTAAATACTCTTGGGTCTTGACATAATATTGACACGGAAGCCACTTTCATACCGGTATCGTACAGGTACTTCGAAAGTTTTAAACGCTCACAGTTTTCGTCACGTACTGCCTTCCCACCTGAGATACCAAATATCTGCCCTTGAA